AAATCAATTACTGTTGTTCTACTATGTAATGGTTCTATTATTTTATTCTTAAAGTTACACGTGAATATGAACCTACAATTCTTTTGGAACTCTTCAATCGAGGCACGTAAGAGGAGTTGTACATCGGGTGTCGTATTGTCTGCTTCATCAATAATGAGAACTTTGTGACGACTGCTAGATGTAAGAGAAACAGTACTAGCAAAGGTCTTTGCCTGATTGCGTACAGTGTCCAAGAATCTACCTTCATCAGACCCATTAATGACATAGAAGTCAGCCCCCAGTTCGTTACATAATGCTTTCGCAATAGTGGTCTTGCCAACTCCAGCAGTTCCAGAGAGTAGAAGATTTGGTATCTCTCCTTGCTCTATGAAACTCTTAAAGGTGGTCTTCACTTCTGTAGGAAGTATACAGTCCTCAACTTTCTGAGGTCTATACTTCTCTACCCATAAAAAATCATTCATGTATTTAAAACCAAGATTAATCTAATAACCATAAAAGTAATTAGAATATAGTAAGTCCACATAACCCACATACCATAGCGATTATGCTTACTCCCACGTTGATATGGATGGCATCCATAAGGACCAGAGTCCCAACCTGGTTGCATATAATCCTTAGTGGGAATTTCTCTAGGCATTAGGTTCTAGAGCGATGAAGTATTTAATGCCACTACCTTGGAAGAGAGCAACATTCTGCTTACTAATAGTTACATTATAATCTCCAGCAAGAAGTTTCAAATTCTCAACTTTGAAACAATAACAGAACTCATCATCACTAGCACCAACCTGAACTGAGTAACTATTAGAAGTATCATTCTTCTTATCAGTTACACATAGACTCATCTCAGTACCATCTCCATAAAGACATAGGTCTGGTAATTGATAGACCATAGCAGCACGTTGAAGTTGCTGCAAAATACCTGCCTCAAGACGAAACTTAACATCCACAGAAGGAATAGTAATCTCTTTCTCTGGAGGTTGAGTAATTATATCAGGGTCAGCATAGAAGAAACGAGTCTTAGACTTACCACGCTGATCACTTACAGTGACATAATTTGAATCTGTAGTATCGATCTTTGGTTGATCAAATAAAGATAGACCTCCAAGGAATACTCCCAGATCATAGATAGAAATTTGGGATTCAAACTGCTCTTCAACATCAGCAATAGCAAGTATATTCTTATTAATACTAAGCGTAGCAATTTGATTGCCAGGTTTAATAACAATAGATTTGTTGATAGAACAAAAGTTCTTAAGGACTTCAATTGTTGGTTTGGTAATTACTGTCATTTACTTGTCATAATCAACGGAGAAAGGAGTGGAGGTGGACTGGAGAGCATTTGCTGCAGCAGTCTTATCATTAAAGTGTAGAAGGAGTACAGCATAATGGATAATCTTAATGATGTCCTTACGTGCTGTACCCTTTCTATCATACCTTGAGGCATATTTCAATATGTTAGACCTACAGAATGCCTCTGCGTCACCTACTGAATCAATCAAGTCCAATGTCTGAACATTGTTTGAGGAGTAGTGACCTCTGTAAGTCCCACTAATATAGTCTGAGACCTCTTTGAGAATCTCATTTTCATTGTACTTCATAAACCTTTTCTAGACTTGTTCTGAATAATGATCCGATCATTCTCATGGTCGGGTATAAATTCTAACACATCATCATATGGCCACATCAATTCTTCATATAAAGCATTGAGTCTGTCCATGTCTTCCCAGAGATCATTCACGTGGGGATGGTGTTCCCAATCCCTATCTGAATGGTGTTCTTCTGGTTCTAAATCTCCGTGCATTTAAAATTCTCCTTCGGGGGTTTCGGTTTCTTCACCAGCATCAACCTTAGTATAAAGATCTAAGAATGATTGTTTAGTATCATCATCAAATCTGTTAACACAATTGGTGATAGCAACAAGGCGGTCACCAAATATATTGTATGCTTGTGCGATATGTACAAGACGACGTGTTGTGATAACTTCATCCACTCCTCCATCGAAGAATGTTTTACGTATCACTCCTGCCCATTTTACCAGATTTTCAGCAAATGTCAATTCGCATCCAACATTAGTTAAGATCTTTGTTTCTATCGTTGGTGAAGGATAGTCCTGTTCAAATGTTACTGGGAATCTTTCAAGAAAGGCTTCGTTGAGCACGTTAGTTCCAACAAATCTTCCGTCGTCTGAACCTTTACCTTTAGTATTTGCGGTGGCAAAGACGTTGAACCCTGCTGCTGGTCTGACGTACTTTCCAATCTTTTTAAGGAAAACTCCTTTACCTTCAAGGATGGACTGGAGACAGAGAATCTTGTTTGAGGCAAGGTCGATTTCGTCAAGGAGCAATACAGCCCCTCTGTCGAGAGCTTCAATAACTGGTCCGTTGTGCCAGACGGTATCGCCATTAACAAGACGGAACCCCCCGATAAGATCATCTTCATCTGTTTCTATAGTAATGTTTACTCTGATGAGCTCCCTATTTAGTTGAGCACATGTTTGTTCTACTCCTAATGTCTTACCATTACCAGAAAGACCAGTAATAAAAACAGGGTAAAACTGTCTAGAAGAAACAATCTTCTTAAGAGACGGTGCGTTCCCAAAGGGTACATAGTTTTGATCACGCTCTGGAACATATTTGACCGTTGTCGATTCTGTTGATGTTGCATTATAAGTCTTCTCTAATCTTTCTGCTAAAGTTAAATTCCATTTACCACGTCCAATTTTAGAGAACTGTGGTAGTTTGTTCATTCTCTTAGTAACACTTTGAATCTGAACACCCTGACTATCAGCAAATTCTTTTACTTGGTCACTATTTACATCTCCAACTTTGAAGAATGAAATCAGATCTTTGTCTGAGAATTTTGCTTTGAAAGTCATAAGTCCTTTGTTTTGATATATTAATTATAGCATAGAGGCTTAAAGAAACAAGCCAGAGTAGACACTTATAGATCTGTCCACTCTCTCTTCAATTGCCTGATATCACTAGACCCAAACAAAGCTTTACATCTTTGTTCTGCATCCTCTCTTAAGTTAGACGCACAAAGGAACTCAACTTTTGTCAATCTATTAGATTGTAACAAAACGTAAGCAGACCATTTAGTTTGTTTCATAATACCAACATAGGTTTTGGTTTACAGAATAATACCTCATCAATATAATGATCAACCCATTCTTTATCAAACCACTTTTCTAAAATTCCACGAGTCTTATCATTCTTTCTTTGTTGATCACAGTACTTACATTGATCTTGATACCTTTTATATGCATCCTCCATACTTCCCTTCTCAGCAGATGCAACTGTCTTACAATATATTCCAAGATAATTTAAAACAAGACAGTAAAAATTTGCCATATCTATATCTTCAGTAAGACGCATAAACTTACAATAAGGAGAAAATATTTCTCCACCCCATGAAGGAAGTTCTCTCTTCTCACCAATATTAAATTCATTACTAATCTCTTTAACATCATCCCATTTATCAAACCCTGATACAGGAGAAATATCAACTATAGCAGCAGTCACTACCTTATCAGTAGCAACAATATCACACCCAAAGATAGGAATATTATAATTTGGATCAGGAAAGAATACAGAATGTAATATCTTCATCCCTTTAATCTCTGCCAATTCTAAATGTATTTTCCTGAGACCAGGTGCTTTATACATCGTATTCCTAATAATCAAATCATCCTTTTTAACTTCCCCTATAGGACTCTCTAAAGGTTCCACACCAGTAATATCTTGCATAGTATATGAAAGTAATACTGCTATGTCTTGTACTATATCATTCTGCATAACTAAAAAAGAACTCCTTGATTAATTGTTCCGATTCTTCTTTACCAAATTGATTAGAAAGATATCCTGAGATAGGATCCAATCTTATCATATAGGAATCAAAATCTTTATAGACTGTAGTATCTTCTTCAGTCGGTTGTGCCTTATCTATCATCTCTTTATAGAGTGACAAATAATATTTAAATGTAGGAAGATATGTATTAACCATATCCATCTCACAATACCTCACAAAGATATTATCAGAGAAATGATTACCCTTCTCAAAGAAACGATATGTTTCTGTTGTCTGAGGTAATGGTGGTACTTTCAATAGATAATTCTCTACTGGATGTTGAAAGTCAAATACTATTATAACTTTCTTTTTATTAAATCCCATCAAGTCCATACCAAAGCAAGGAAGGTTATGTCCTGTCTTAGGATAGATTACATTATTATGGATGTTAACAGTATCATCCCATATATCAACGTGCCTAGACTTAATGAAATGCTTACCAGAATATCGGTCAGCAGTCAGATTGACACCTCTTTTATTTTTCCAAGTTGTATGGTTACTTTCAAAAACCATATCGGGAAACGTATTGAATACCGCTTCCCTATATCCATCCCATAAATTACTCATGCTATCTGCTCAATAAATGCATTAAGGACTTTTTTATTAGTCATCTTAGAACCCATGTGCTTTTTAAATGCACGTCCTAGTTCTGCTCTAGTAGCAACTTCACCCTTCTGCTTAACTTCAAGATCTTGAGTATTGCCACCTAATGATTTATCTGCAATATAGAAAGACTCTGTAAATCCTGCATTCATCTTAACAGATGCAAACTTTTCTCTCTTCCATTGTTTGTCAACAACTTCAGATTCCTCCCATGTTAAAGTGCGTAAGAACCTTTTCAATTCATTTCCAGTACAGATACGAATACCAACCCAATTGTAATTAGTAATCTCTCTATAGAAGCTAACAATCTCTTTTGTAGTTTCGTATGGAGAAGATGAAATCTCTCTAGAGTATCCAGTCTTAGGATCTCTAAGAATAAATTTCTGGTGTCTTGAACTGTATTGAATTGATCTAGTTATAAAATCCTCATCACCATTATAATAATATTGATCTCCAGATTTCTCTTTAAGATAAACCATAGGTTGTGATTCACCATCAGATAAGCAAACTACATTTACCTTAGTAACATTCTCAATTCTCTTAAGTCTATCAACAAGTGCAGGAGCACAAATTACTGCTTCAGCAAGAGGAGTACCACCAAGAGTATACTTATGCATATAAGATAAACCATGACGTGACATACCATATGCTTGACAGTAAATATACATCATAGACTTCTCTAGAGACTTAGCATTCTGTTTAGATGAAAAGAATTCTAATAATGCAAAGTCACCAGTCAGTCCTAAAATATTATTCTTAGGATTTTTAATAGCAGGATGAACTTCACCTCTGCTAGAATGTGCAGATTGAAATGCATAAACTCTAAAAGGAATACCAACTTTCTTACAGAACCAAACAAGATTATAAGTCTGAATAAGAGTATCAATTAATTGATGCTGCATAGAACCAGACCAATCAATAAACATTACCAAACCATGATTCTTACCTTCTTTAACAGTAGTAACTCTCTTAAAGATATCATCAGTAATCTTATACTTGAATAAAGAATTTGTATTAATAACACCTGTTTTAGAAACTGCTGCTCTCTTATACTCATCAGCAGATTTTCTCATCTCAAATTGCTTAACAAGATAGTTAACACTACGTTGTGCTTCCTTCTTAGAATTTAAATACTGTTGCTTTGCCTCTCTAAGTTGACCAAACATCCAATCATGAGTGTGCTTATCTGCGGTAGCATACCCTTCATAATGATAATAAAGATCTTCCTGTACTGTCCAATAATCTATAACAGCACTATCAATATCTATTTCTGGAGTAGTTAAATAAATCCACTCTCTCTCATCATCATCAACTAATGTTTCTAATGCCTGTCTAAGTGCTTCTTCAGTTTCACTCTTAAGTTCATCACACTCTTCATTACCTGCTTCATAACTAGGTGTCTCTAAATCAGAAGTGTCACCACCTTCCTTACCATCCTGTCTATCACCTTCACCATCTTCATACTCAGTATCGTCCTCACCCAAATCAGGTCTGTCAGGAGTTACTGTTTCTTGCTCATCAGTATCCTGAGGTAGATCCATTTCAAGATCCATATCAACTTGAGGTGGTGTTATACTTTCTTTCTGATCTTCTTTACCCTTAGCATACTCATACAAATCATTAGAAAGATCTATAACATCTTGGAAAGTATTTGTTTTAGCAGCACGATCTACATATACTTGCTCTTCATCTGTAAATTCTAAATCAACACATCCTTTAAAATAAAGATTGATTCTATCAATAAAGGACATCTGGTTAACATCTGTCTCAGCAACACCAAAGAAATCTTGATGCCATAACTCACGATAACCCTCAAAGAAAGACTTGCGAAGACCAGGATATGTAACCTTCATCATACGTTCTATACGTGCATCCTCTATGACGTTCACAAACGCTTTAGGAGCGTCTATAGGAATGTTAGGGGTATATAGAGCATGTCCGACTTCATGTCCAACTAGAAGGTCATAAACAGTATCAGAAGCAGTCTTCCAAATAGGAAGAACAAGAACACGATTATTAACATCAAACGATGCAGTACTAACCTTACGATGTTCTACAGTAAGATTTTCTGTTGCTAACAGTCTAGCAAGTGTTCCTTTTACTTCTGAGTTTGCCATACTTCCTTTGTGTATATACTTATTATACCACTTCTACGATGACAGGTTTGGTAGGAGGGACAGTTTGTGGACTGTCACCCCAGTGTCTTATGACCCCTGCAGTAATAAAACAGTTAGTGACGAGATAAGATACGAAAATAATAGAACGTACCAGAACAACGTAGTTGTCGTAGGGTTCAGTTTTTTCGTCAGAGAAGCTACCCAACGCATACTTCCAAATCCTCCATGCTTTAATCATTAATCAAATATACTATGTTTTGATGTACCAGCATTATCATTTGATATATTTCCTATGCCAGTCTCTTCTGTTTCTGTCAATTCATAACTCCAATCTTCAACTACAGTATTTGCCAACAACAAATCACTAAGTTTAAATAACTCTTTCTCTGCTGTTTCATAATCTTTTGCATCAAACCAATAATCAATTACCTTACCAATTCGCAATAGATGTGATTGAAGACCTTCAGCAACCCTGTGAGTATTATTCATCACAGCATTACCAGCAGCATCTGATACAGATCCTCTTAGTCTTACATTTACAGTTGCCTTAAA